TGTTTTAACTGCTCCAAAATCCAAAACCATAACTGCAGCATTAGTATTAGTTGTGGCAGAAGTGTTTGAATTATATATCACAGCCGCTTGTGCTGAAATAGTTGCACTTGTAAAACTAATATCACTGAAGTCAATGAAGGATGTATTGTTTGTTGCAGCAGCACCCGTGCTTGTTAAGTTGCCACCACCTGCAGAATAAGTGCCTGATGCACTAACTTCTTGTGAAGTAGTATACGCAGTGGTTGTATTACTTAATGAAGCAGAAGAACCGTACAGAGCTAATTTAAATTGATCGCCACCAGAGGATCGAAAGTCGTGTTCGCCTTCCAACAACTCTTTTTTGAAGCTATCACATACTGCTTGTGTAATCGCCATTTTTATGTACCTCCGGGGTCAACTGATTTAAGAGGAATACGAAGGACCCCATCTGAGTATTCGTCTCTACGTTTTCTACCCATTTGGTTGGTAGCTAGACCTTGCACTGCCTGTGCATATTTTTGATCATATAATTGCACATAAGTAGGATTTTTCAAGTAAGAAAAAGCCTCTGACACAGTTCCATAAATTAAAACTTCAGGTGCGTTATTTGATAAAAATGTTGTTGTAGCTGTTCCTGATGATCCATTACCTAGTCTCTCTGGTGTTCTATTATACCATAATTCAACAGTGATTGCTGCATTTGGAGTAGGAGCGACTATCAAAGTATTTTCATCCCAATTAGCATAATACTTTGGTGTTCCAGTATTATTAACTCTATCTACATTATATTCGTCTATAAAAGTTGTATCTTTTTGTTCTAACCAAGTTCTATCTGAATTACCATCAACCACTTGAACACTTCTCTCAAAATCAAAGTCCTCTGGTAAAGTTAAAAATGGACTTCCTATTGTGAAAGGAGTAGTGGCAAATTTTCTAAATGCGTCTAAATCTATGTCTTTTTGTATTCTATTTTCTACGTTAGTTATAAAAACATTTACAACAGCATTAGATAAAACTTCAGATCCTACCTCTGTATAATTTCTTACGTTATCTAATAATTCGCTATAGTTCATGGTGTGCTTATTGAGTTACCCATACCTGGGTGACTACTACAATAATAATATAGTGTCGGAGCTCCGATTGCTACTGTAATTTCTAAAGCTCTTGTTGTAGCTGAAGTATAGCCACTTGCGTAAGCGGATTGTGATACAGAAGATCCATTTATTTTAAAAGTTACACCAGTTGTATAAACTGACCCTGAATTATGACTACCATCTGATGTAGTGCTCAAATAAAAAGGATGAGAATCAACGGTATTATCACTTAAATTAAATATCGCAGATGACCCCTCATTTATGGTTATGGATGGCGCTTGAACACCATCAATGTAAAAAGCATTTCCACCTCCTCCTGCCTTAGACGCTACTGTGACTGTGTATGTAGTTGTACTTGCAGTAGAAATAGTTATCTCACCTATTGAAAATACTGACTCTAATTTTTTAGAGTTTTCTGAAGGTTGCATTCCGTTTGACTCAAAAGAACTGTCTCCACTACCACCTACAAAAACTGTGACAGGTTCTACTCTTGCTGGTCTAGTCCAAGGTAGTGCTTGAGGATCTGCACTGTGATAAGAGGGGTCTAATTGAGGGTGTTTAGTTTCAAAACATTGTGGACAAGTTTTTAAACCATTCCATTCTTGTCTTAACTGATTAAATTTAAATTGTTGACCACACCTATCACATAAGGCTAAAGCATATTTACCTGTAGCGAAAGTAGTCATTATGAACTTACATAATAATTTTGAGGAACAATGTGAACAGATGATCTTTGTCCATCTTCAGTTAAAGCCCTTTGTAATTCATCTTCATAATATAATTTTAAAGCTTGTGAGGCTTGAGGATTTTTCTTTTGTGACATGTAAAAAGCTAAACCTGATACCATACAGGGTAAAAATCTATAAGGAGCGTCTGGAGTATTAGTATAGCCTCCGACATCCTCTATTCTAGCAAGATAGTTAAAGTTGATCTGAGTATCTGTTGTATTCGGTGTTTGATATAAACTTATTTCTACACTTGAAATTTTTCTCTCCACAAAATATTGAGTAGGCTGTCCTTGTGAAAATTTATTAGGTATTGCTTGATATTCTGATCTTGATATTTTTGTCATTGTTGTGTCACTTGTCGTTGTTCCACTACCTTGCCTAAAAGTCATTTCTAAAATATCACTAGCATCACTAGGTGCATTATAGGTTGTTGTTCCTGCAGTTAAATTTTTAGTATGATTTTTTACTTTCCAAAGGTGAATACCTCTATTACCCCATTCAGAAAAAAGTAAATTTAAACTTCTTCTAGCAGATTGTAAATCATAACCTGTTCTAGTTTGAAGGCCACACCTTTCAAAAGCGTCCTCAATAATATCGTCAATATTTAAATCGAAAGATGTTGTTCCAGATGTAGCCATCTAAATTACTTTTTTTTCATCATTCCGCCGCCACGTTTTTTAGCGACTTGTTTTTTCTTGGCCATTCCGCCACCACGTTTTTTAACAACAGATTTTTTCTTAGCCATTCCGCCATCCATCATACCCATTGCTTTTCTAGGTGAAACGTTCATCATTCCTCCACCCATTTTCTTTTTAATCATGCCACCGCCACGTTTTTTAGCCATGCCACCCTTTTTCATAACTTGCTTTTTTTTATGCATTACCATGGTAATTACTCCTTATTATTTAGTTTTTTGTATATATACTGCCTTTCAGCTACCACCTCGTTGTAATAATCCTTAGGCCACTTTTCATAATAACCTATCTTATGTAGTTTGCAACTTGCATCATACAACTGTTTAAACTTTTGTATTAACATCATTGAATACTCTAAATCACCATGAGTAACCTCCTCCTCAGTTGGATCTACTAAAAATTCTTGCTCAGTAATATCAGCAGGTGATGAAGGATGAAAGCCCATAAAATAAACATCTCTTTTGTTATATTTTTTATTATAAAAGTCTATTTTACTTTGAAATTGTTCAGTATCATATTGTTCCCAAAAAGGATCACAAAATATGATAATATCATGTTGTTTTTTGTTCCAATCTTTTAATAAGGCTGTTAAATGTTTCTCGTATTTAGATTTGTCGGCTCTAACCTCTATTCTAACTTTCCCATCTTTTCTCCATTTAGCAGCAAACGGACATGCAGGAAATCCAATATGTTTGTTCATTGGTTCTAAAACGTTTTTAGACCAATTTATAACATCAAGTTTTATTTTTTCTGCTAGTTTTTTTCTTGACACCGTGTTGTCTTCTTATGCTGTCCTTACCTTTTTTAAATATATTAGCAACTTGGGATTTTCCCATAACTTTTGCCCTTTGCTCACCTACAGTAAGGATTTGAATTTTGCGGGCGAACGGTTTTTTAACTTTTTTGACTTTTGACACAGTTTTTCTCGCATCAGTCGGAGTAGCAAATTTAATACGAACAGTATCTTTTGGATTTTCATCTGTATATAATCTCCTACCCGAGCCCTTAGGTTTTTTACCTGTGCCCTCTTTAGGATCTCTTTTTTTGTCCATTTTTTTTCTTAACGAATGTTTTTACATTAGTTGGTTTACCACCAACGCCTTGAGCTTTTGATCTTTTTCTTGAAACTGCTGATTGTATTTGACCCTTAGTCATTCTATTAGCTTTTGCTCTTGGAACACACTTAGGATACTTTCGCTTTGCATCTGCTTTTTGTTTTGATCTACCACACTTAGCAAACCCACCACCTTTTTTCTTAGAGCCTATATCAACCCAATCCTGCTTAAACCACTTATCTAATCCCTTATGACCCGACATCTAAGCCATCTTTGTAGATTTTCTTTTACTTGCCATGACAGCCCCACAACCTCTAGCCACTCCGCCTTTATTAAACTGTGAAACTTTTTTTCGATCTTGTGATATTTTATTAAAATCTATTACACCACCTTCTGCTTTACCTGCAGGCTTAGGACCTTTAAAATCTTTTCTCTTAACACCACTTGGGTCTTTGATTTTTCCAGCACAAACTCTTGACGCATAGGCGTTAGCATACGCTGAGGGGTACACTTTAAATTTTCGCTTCGCTGCCGCTTTACCTCTAGGACATAGTTTAGTCATTTTTTATCTTCCTCTTCCATTTCAAGTCCACAAATACAGACATAGTCTTCATTGCATTTACACATTTATTTAACTCTACCACCTTTTTTCATATATCCCATCTTATTTCTTACTTTAGTTGGTAGTTTTGCAAGACCTGGATTTTTCTTTTTATCTACAGGTTTTAGTCTTTTTTTCTTCATTTTTTTTGTACCTCCGATAGATACTTGTTGTTTCATTTGTGCCCTAGATATCGCCATCAGTAGTCAGATGTTTTTATTAAAAACTCCTCTATCCAAGCGACTCTATCATCCATATCTAATATTTTAGATTTGATTATAGCAATGTCTTGTTGCATTTGTGCAACACTATCAGCCTTCTTTTCTACTGCATTAAGGCGTTCTGACCACATACCCCATGTCATGCCAATTGTTGCAACCAACACGACATAAGGTAAAACTGTTTTTATATCTATCTTAACCGACATATACAATCCGCATCTGTTTTACAATCGCACATACTCAACCTCCCTTAGCTGACATATTGTTTAAAGGATTATTTAAAGCCTTATTAATCTTCAAGTCAAGGCTTTCTTCTAACAATTTCATCTCATTAATAAGTTCTCTATTGTCTTCTTTTTGTCTGTCCTCCACGTCATTCACGACCTCAGTTATGTGACGAATATCCTGCATTTGTTGACGTAAATCGGCCTTCATATCTGAACGCATGTCACGAGCTACGTCACTGATTATGGTTATTTCTTGCAATATCATATCTATCTCTGATTTTAATACAGCCATGCCCTCATCATATTGAGAGAGGTCCGGCTCAGTATACAGAGTTATTTTCTCACGCATATCAAG